TTTTTTTGGAAATTCATAAACATCAACACAATGTTTTATTAATTCTAATGTGTTTAATTTATGTATATGTTTTTTAATTGTTTTTTCAACTAATTTCGATTCAATTGCTTTACGTTTATCTAATTGATTTTCTATTACATTTAATTTTCGTTCTTGTTTCCATATTAAATGCTGTATTACTAATAAAGCACGTTTTTTTAATTTTTTATTGTACATATGTTTTATTTTTCCATTTCCAACCTTTGATTAATAAATCTAATTTTTGTATTGCTTCTTGTTCGTGTTCTTTTGGTATTTTATTTATTAATGTAATTAATTCAGAAGTACCTTTTAATTGAAATAATTGTGTTTCTAATTTTTTACATTTGTTTTGTAAATATTGTATTTGATTTATTTCGTCTATATTTAAATCTGTTTTAAACGTGAACATATTTTCTATTTGTTCTAATTTTTTATTTGTTTTTTTATATACATCGTATAATTCTACAGCATATATAGCTGTTGCGTGATCCATACGTTTACCTTGCGCTCTAAAAAACAAACTAATGTTTGTCCATCTCATTGCTAATTTTTCACGTAATAAATAACATAATAACGCTCTCATTTCAACGTATTCTCGTTTACGTGTGTTTTCAAATATATTTATTCCTGATAATTCAATTATCTTATTTGCTATTTCTATTGGTTTTAAATTCATATTTTATTTTTTTTAAAATTCTCTTTCTTTATTATGTTTTGCTTTATATGTTCGTTTGTGTTTATATTTTTCTCCTATTGATTTGTAAAATAATAATTTAATTGTGAAATCTGATATTTTTTCATAACACAATAATTCTTTATGATTTGTATTTGTTATATGTTTTAATGCAAACAATCTTCGTTCTTGTCGATTTGTTAAACTATCGAATTGTTTTTTTAAATGCATAACAATTGTTTTTTTGGTTTTACATATCGTGTTAATGTTCCGTCAAACCATTGATTAAATTGTTTACCAATATACAACATTTTAGCTTCGTTGTAATTTAAAAATTCCTTTTGATCAATTTCTTTTAACGTTGGTGTTTTAAATGGTACGATTACAATATAAGGTTTATCCACGTATTTATGATATTCAAACAAAAATGTTTTTATTATTCTTCCATAATTATCTTTAACATTGTTTAACGAAGCATATTGTTTTGCTTGATTAAAAGAAACTTTTTTACCTGTAAATGTATAATCTTTTGAAATTGTTTTTATTTCTGCTATTATGTGTGTTGATTCATTTGCAAACACAAAATCTTGATCTCCTAAATATAAATTTAAATGTCCGTTAAAATGATTTGAAATTGTTCCGTTAAAAAATAAATTGTATTGTTTCATATGCCAAGTATTATTATATGTTGTATATCGTAAATTGATAGATCACATATATATTTTATTTGTTTTTTTATTGTTTTATTTGTTTTTAATGATTTCAATATTAATATATCTCCAATATTGTAATCTCGATTTGTTCGTCTTATTTCAAATGTTTTAATTCCTGATTTAACATCTAAAAAATAATTGTGTTGTATATTTAAATTATGCTCCACAATCGAAAATATTTAATTGATTTTGTGCTACATCTTTCCACGCATCAGCATTAAACGTAATAACATCTGTATTATCGTTTATTGGTTCACCAATGTATTTATATGATTTTGTAATTGCGTTACGTAATTTTAACATTCCGCCTTTGTCTGATGTTTGTTGTCTTTCCATAAATTCACTATTTAATTGGTCTTTTGTTATTTGATTTGTTAATTTCCATAAATGATTATTTTTTTTCATTGCTCCAAACAATGCTGGATTTGATGTTTTTATGTATAATGTTTTATTGTCTTTTTTATAAATACCACCAAAATAATTTATAACTTGAAAACCAATACCTAATCCTTGAAAATCAGGTAAAACAACTATTCGTGAAATACGATAACCATTTACTATGTTTCCGTGTGGAAATGGTAATATTGCCATAAAACTTACTGGTTTATCATTAAATAATATAATATAACATTTTGCAGCTTTGTTTAAATCTTGCGTTAAATAATGATGGTGTTTGAAGATTTTCCAAGTATCATATCTTGATCGAAATATCTGTAATTTAATTTCTGGTCGTTGCCGAAGACTTGACGCTATTTCAAGACGCCCTTTTAATGGTGAATATGTCCAATCTGGTTGTAACCATTCCATAATGTCAAAATGACAAGATGCTAATACAATTTTTTTATTGTTACGTCTTATATATTTTTGCAATGCATTACTCATTGCTTTCGCTACATCACGATCAACTACTGATGTATATTCATCAATTAATATAACTTCATCGTTTTTTGCTTTACCTACCATATACGCTAACGAAGCACGATATTGTTCTCCGTTTGACAAAGTATGAAATGGTCGTAACCAAGTTGGTACAGAACTTAATCCCATAGCTGATAATAAAAACGTGGCTTGTTTTGGATCCAACCAATTAAAATTAGATATTAATGATTTTTGATAATCAAAATTATATGTATCCATTTCTTTTTTAAAATAATTTTTTAAAATAGTTGTTTTGCCTGTTCCTGATCCTCCGTATATGACACCAATTTTCCAATCATCTGGGAGCTGCTCTAAATTAGCATCAATAATAACATTGCTTTGTTGTGTGTTTTGTATATCAAATGCTTCATAAACGTATTCTGTATACTTGTCATTTATAATATTATGTGTTAAATTAATTTTCATTATTTTCTTATAATATTACCTTCAAGATCAACTATCGTATAATTAAATTTTTTTAATAATTCAATTGCATCGTTAATTTGTTTTGCTTGTTCTCTGTAATGATTAAATATTTGGTTTTCAAAAGCGTGTGGTTTTTCCATATTTTTAAATTTATTGTGTTCTTAATTTTAACAAATTATAACATTCGATATAATTTTGTTTTGCTTTACCTTTGTATTGTTCTTTAAATAATTGATATAATTTTTTTGTGTATTGATATTTTGTTTTGCAATTTTTAAAATATTTTTCTGCAAACTTTTTACCTTTACCTTTAAAATAATTAACATTGTCAGCAGTGTCACCAACTATCATTTGTTCGTAAAAATTATATAATGCTTGTTGTGGTGTTATATTTAAAATTGTTTGATGCTTATAATGATAATTGTAAATTAAAGCTGGAAATTGTTTATAATCTTTATCGATTGAAACTATAATAACATTATCACGACCAATGTCTTTTGCTATATTATACCAATATCGTGCAACTAAATCATCTGTTTCAATACCAAAACCATAAATGCTATGATATGTGTCTTTAACGTATTGGTGCATATCGTGTAACAAAGGAGGAAGTGTTTGTTTTTTTCTGTTAGCTTTATATTTTTTAGATATTAATTTTCTAAAATTACCTTTGCTTCCATTAAAAATAATGTATTTGTCAATTTCAAATTGATCTTCTAAATCGTTTATAATTTTCATTAATTGTTCATCGAATTTAACTATTGAATCTTCGATGTCATTATAAAAAGGATCTTGAGATGTATCGTCTTTTGTTCTGTAACAGCTGGCAAAAATCAAACTGTCTGCGTCTATTAATAAAACCATTTTGTCTTTTTAACTATTAATTAAATATACAATTAATTAGTTAATTAACAAAAAATTTAATAAAGCTAATTTAAATTAATTCGTGATGCTTGATTTTCTTGCAAGAGGTATACTGGTTTTAATAACCTTTTTTTTGTCCATATCGTAGTGTCTGGGCAATACATTTCAACAGGATCAGGTAATTTAATTTCATTCAACCAAAATAAAAAATTGCCTTTTGGATCATTAACAAAATATAATTTAATTATGTTTTTATCCATTTTCATTAACGCATCGTATTTAAATTTTTCCAACATTTTTTCTGAATAATATTTATTTCTAAATTTCATTTCAATTACACATTGTTTGTTTTTTGGAGTTGTGCCAGCTGCGTCATAATGTTTACTACCTTTACCAGTCCATTTTAAATTCCAACCGTCAATGTTTAAAATACCAATTACAGCTTTTTCTAATTTTTGTATTTTATTAATATCCATTGTCCCAAATTACGTTCAACTCTTTAATCCATTTGTTGATCGTTTTTGGCGAACAGGTGCAGGGTTCATAAAATTTATGTTTGTAATATTCGCTGTGCAAGTCGCAAACCATTTTATATTCGGCACGACTAATGGTTGATTTTTTTGAAAGCCTAAATTTTTCCCATTTTTTAAAATCATCGTTATTAAATTTTACCATCTTTTAATTTTTATTTCATTAAATTTTTTTCTACGTTTATCACACCCACAATCAACACCCATTTTTTTAGAATACCAATCAACAATGTATTTTATTCCAGTGTATTTTGTTATGTAATAAATTAAATCTCCTAATTTCATATTTTGTTTTTTAATAATTTGACAACTTTTTTATATGTATTATATAACGAATAATATGGTATTCCTGTTTTTCTTGACAATTGTGCTACGCTTTGCCCTGATTCAATTAATTCGTAAACTTTTTTATCGTACCAATACATTTTATTTAATGTTTTTTTTATCTCATTATATGTAATTTGATAATCAATAAAATTCTCGTTGCTAATCATATTGTTGCAATATTCAATATCTATGATTTTTACTTTATTTTGTTTACGTTTTAAATCATAAAACAAATTTTTTAATGTTCTAAAAACATAATAATAATTAAAATCATTATCACCGTAATCTATATTTAAACCAGATTGTTTTTTTTTATGAATTTTAATGTACATTTCTTGTACAATATCTTCAGCTGTTTGAGGATTACAACCAAAAGAACAAACGATATCTACCCAAACTTTATGTTTTTTAAAAATATCATTAATCGTATAATTCATTAATTCAACGGGTCGTATAAATCTCCAACTATTGTTGGCAATCCAATATTATTTATTTCAAAACTAAACGTTTCAAAAGCAAAACCTCTGCTACGTTTACATTTAACTGTTACCCATTCTTTGTTGACTGTGTTTGCTTCTAATTGTATTTGCGTTTCTGCTTTTTTTTCTAAAAATGATCCTAAATGTCCTGTAGGTTTTTCTGATCCATAATTAGAATGTATTACACACATTATATGTACATTATATTTAGCACTCCATTCCATTACTTTTTGTACACAAGCATTTGATTCTTCTAAATTATTAACATCTGAAACAAGATCAGCTATGCCATCAATTATAATAAATCCTGTGTTAAAATCTTTGTGCTGTAAACAATAATCTATAAAATTAATTCTATCTTTATAATTAATTGTTCTTAAACCAAATGTATGATAATCTTTTGAAAAATCAAAATCATTCATATCTAACACACGTTTAAATACTTTTTGTGCGTGCCATTTACCTTGTTCAGTATCAATGTGTAATAATGATTTATTGTTTCTGTGACCTATAATATTACCACCAAAATTATTTTTATTACCTAAATATATAGAGGCAAACAATGATATTAAAAATGTTTTTTTTGTTTTTGGAGGAGCTTGAATAAAACTAAAATTACCATATGTACCGATTGGAATTGGTAATAATAAATCTCCTGCTTTGGTTTTAATTAATTTTTCACCAAATGACAATGCAACTGGTGGATATTCTATTTTTTTTGTGGCATCAATAATACAATCTTCTTCGATCAATTGCATTACCATATATTGTTCTGTTTGTTTTTCTGTTAGTCTGTTTGTCATTATTTAAATGTAAAAAAAAAGGGGAATATTTAAAAACCCCTTTTAATTTTATATTATTTTTTTTTAAAACGGTAAATCATCTGAATTATTGTTTGTGTTTGGCGCAGCTTCTTGTTGTTCTTTTTCTGCTAATTGAATTTCGCCTTTACCATCTTTTACGTTTTCGATCCACACAACTCGACCATTACCTAAGCTTAGTGATTTTTTACCAGCTTCTTTTTCTTCGATTGTTTGTGAATCTGTAATCCATACATTATTAGTATATGTTGTTTCGTTTTGTAATCTAATTACAAAATTATACCATACCGCTCCGTTTTTACCTTTTACAAATTTTTCTTTGGGTAATTTTGCAACGTCTATGCTTGCTGTGATTATTGATGCCATATTATTTATTTTTAATTTTATTGATTATTTCTTGTTTAGTTGTTTTATTTTTAAAACTATCTGATTCATCTTCACCAAATACTCCTAATTCATAAAATCCTGTCAATTTTAAAACTGCTCGACTCATTGCACGTTTTTCTGCCATTTCAGCAATATACCAGCTTTGGCAATTACCTTCGCTGTATGACGATCCTTTTAACGCACTACCAAATGTTTCAATTTGATTATTATCTTTAATTGCAATTGCTTTAAATACTGCAAAATTTGGTTCACATTTTATTACGTTATATGTAATTTTTATTTGTTCTATAGATTGTATTTTATCTATACCTTGACGTGTAATAATTGTATAATGTTGATGTTTAAAAAAATCGTCTTTTTCTAATTTGTATTTATGATACAATTCTGTTAATTTTTCTTTTTTCATTGTTCCATTTGATTTTGTGTTTGTACTTCTAATTTAGCTTCTAAAACATCTTTAGTTTGCAAAGTAAATTGTAATTGTTTTTTTAAATCTTGAATTTCTTTTTCTTTTGATTTAATAAAATTTTGATAAAAACCAACTTGAACATAATGTTCGTGATATGAAATTGTTCTTTCTTTTGTCATAATATGTTTTTTAAATGAAATATAAATATAAACAAAATATTTGATAAAAAAAAGGAGCTAATAAAAATTAACTCCCTTTTGACAAAGACAAATGTAACAGAACAATATAAATATATAAATTAAATTTATTGTTTTATTAACATTTCATAATTAGTTATTAAGTCTTGAATATCAGATGTAGAATATTTAACAATTTTGTGTGCTTCGATATATAAATTTTCTGCTGTACCAATTCCATATTTTAAATCTAAATTTTTTGAAAAAATAAATTGTTCACCAAATTTAAATACATTACAACCGGCACATTGTACTTGGCAATTTATTTCGTTCCATCGTGTTGAATAAAATCTGCGTGATTGAAAATGACCACATTGCAAACGTTTGTAATCATCTTTTTTTCCACAAGTGAAACATTGTGCTATATTGTTTTTTGCATATCGTGTTCGTATATATATGCTGAAAATTTTATCTAATTTTTTTATTAATTTACTTCTAGATAATTTTTTCATTTATCCATATGATATAATAATTTATTACCATCTTGAGGATCCAATATTTTAATTGCTCGATAAATTTGTTTTGATAATTTTTTTGCTTCTAAACGTTCTGTTTTCGTAGAATCAATTCCAAGATTACAATAAATATTAGCATCCATTTCTAATAAAGAATCAATTTTTCGTTTTATTGAATAAGTTTTATAATTCAATATTTTATCAATTAAGTATGTGATCATATGCTTTATTTTTGAGTTATATTTTAGTTGTAATTATTTATTTTTAAATTATATACTATATTTTACTTTTTAAAAAAAAAAGAAAAAACTAAAAAAAAGAAAAAAAAATTAATACCTGATCCAAACAACGTCCATCTTTATTAGGTTTTGCAAGTGTTTCGTAAATATATAAAAAAATTTTATTTTCCTTGACCTCTATACTTTTTTTTAAATTTTACTTGATTTTTGCTAGCATTTTTAGAATGTACTCCTGGACGTTTAGTGCGTTTATTTGAACGATAATTGTTTGTTATGTGTTTTGCCATTACCTTTTTGTTTTTTCGTAACTACGACCACCAAAATAAGCGCCAATGACGGTTATTAAAACTAATTGCAATAAATCAACCCATTTTTCTTTAACATTAAACGCAATAACACCAGCGTCAATAAAAACAATTAAAACAGTTGATAAAACTAAAAATAATAACACAATTGGCCTAACGTTTTTACTCAGCCAGCTGTCACTATTCATATCATTTTTCCAACGATCACTAACATTTTTTTGTATATCAGCTTCAGCATCTATCCAAACTTGTGTCATTTCTTTTTCAAATTGTGCTTTTTCGACTTTACTAAATGTATGTTTATCTATAATATTAGATATTTTTTCAGCTATACTACCACCAGTTGCTCCAAAAAGCTTTGCTAGAATTTTTTTCATAAATTAATTTTATAACGATTAATACTAATGTAATTGTGTAAATATTAAGGTGCCAATGATCACCACAAATTCCTAATATATGTTTTATTATATCCATAATTTAATTTTTCATTTTTATTTTACTATTATTTACTTCTAATCTAGATATATCTTTCGTTTCTGCTTTAGGTTTATTAATAGTTTTGTTATTATTTTTTTCTACATAAATTGGTTGATTATTTCTATAATTTCGATTCCAATTATTGTTATACCAATTATCATAATATCTTGAATAATTAGGATATGAAATAACATTGTAATAAATATTAGGTCTAATCATATTAATAGGTAATCGTAGCGTATCGCCTTGTTCTGTTACAGCTAAAACGTGTGTAATTTGAATTTTAGGTTTAGTGTTGTATGTTCCACAACTAACAATGAATAACAATATTAATAATAATCTCATTTTTTGTCTATTTGTTTTAATTTATTTATTGCCCAATTAATACCTGCAGAACCTCCCCAAGCGTCCCACATTAAACCTCCACAACCTTTTGTGTATGGTATATTTTTATGTTGTTGATGTCGTTTAAACGAAGCCATACGTGCAATAGTATCACGTGTTATATTTTTTTTGTTTGCTAATTGATTAGCTCTCGTCCAACCTACTTTAGTTCCACATTTAGAATTATTTTTTTCTTTAAATTTTATAGCTCGTTTAGCATTATTACTTGCTCCTTGTGGGTAATCATTATAAGATTCTAATTCAATTGATCCACGAAAAGAATCATAACAAATTGCAATTGCTTGTTTTTCATCGTGATAATCCATTAATTGTGGAACGCAACGAATCATATAATCGCTTTGTTTTTCGCCTGATTTTTTTTTAGGTATTGGCATCGTTGTAAAATTTAAAATGTAACACAATAAAAATTATATATAAATTCAATTCACTATAATTTGTTTCACGATCATCAGGTAAATAACTAAATCCAATTAACATACCTAAAGCAAAACGTTCAATTATTGCAAATTCTATTTTTTTCATTTACATCCATTACAGTCTGTATAAGTATAATATTTACCCTTACGTTTTGTTACTAATACTTGTTTTCTATTTTTCTTTTTGTTCCAGCTCACGTGCAACCATTTAGGCTCAGCTCCAAATTCCCAAATGAGTTGATCAAATTCTAAATTGTCTTTAATGTAATGAAACATCTCAAGGTTTGTCTTACCTCCTAACGAATCTAGATCCATCGCTAAGCCGTCTTTATGAGCTGAGGATAGTGAGCCTCCAATCCTAGAATTAAGCTCCTCAGATCGAAAAAAACTGTTTATCCTTATTGGGTGATCTACCCATTTTCTTAATGGTTGAAATATTTTCTCAGCTATTAACTCCATATTTTCAATATGTTCTTTTTTAGGTTTGTTTGATATACCTAAACGCTTAGCTGTTTCAGATCGTGTCGCTTCCTTGTAGCTTATGTTATCGCTTATTTTTTTCATACATTAAATACCATTTGTGAGCTGTATACAGGATAGTAACTGTAAGTAATACAATTTTTAATATCATATCAATATTAGTTAGACTTAGCGTAAACGCTGAAAAATTTAAAACATATAATTTCATATCCTGAATGCTCATTATTATTATTCTTCTTTGATTTCTTCGTATGATCCGTCTTTCAGATCAACGTTAATCTTACCATATTTTTCTACTAATTTCTTTTTAGCTTCTTCTTGCTTACCTAATTCTTCAGCTTGCATATGGTTTAAGCTGTGTACTTGACCACTTAACATTCCAATATCGTGTCTAATAGCACCTATTTTGTTGTGGATCTCTTGTAATTCTTTTAATTCTTCTTTTGTAATTTTTGACATTTTATTTATTTTATGATTAAGATATAAATATACTAATTTTTACATTTACATTCTTTCTTTAATAAATCTACTTCTGCTTTTAGTTCTTGTATTGATTTAATTAAGAAAGGAACAATATCTGAATAATTTATACCTTCAATTTGAGGTTCATCAAAACCTTCTATTTCTTTAGTAAAAACAACATCTGGTATTATTTCAAATGTTTCTTCTGCAATTAAACCACAAGTGTCATCTCCTGTTTTTATATCCTTAAATCTTACAGGTCGTAATTCGTTTATTTTATCTAAAGAACTTTCAAGATTTACTATATTAGTTTTATATCTTTTTGAAGAAGTATTATAATATAATTCTTTACTTGAAGTGTTAAATCTTACATCTGAACCAGTTTGAGTTTTACCATCTAAACCTTGCATAGTAATTCTGCCTGTTGAACCAATAGTCATTCTTTCACCTGCTGAACCATTATTTGACGTAAAGAAACTTAATTTTGCGTCCCTTGTTGCAACGTCACTTGTCCAATTTTGCTCAGGTTCTGCAATTATTCTTGCTAAAAAGTTATATTGATTTGCTACAAATTCATTTGTAAAGTTAAAAGCTACTTGCGAACTACCACCAATAGAATTATTTAATAAAGATAATCCTTCTGCACCTGATGCTTTTATAACTACTTTACCACCATAAGCACCACTTCCATAGGTTTCAATTGCTCCATTTGAATAATTAAAAAAAGAATTTCCTGCAGATGTTATACGCATTCTTTCTGTAGCATCTTTAGCTGAACCTGTATTACTTACGTTAAATGTTAAAAATCCTCTACTTGAAATCATCATTTGACTTGATGCATCTCCCATATTTCCAATAGCAAATTTATTAGAGCCAATATCTCCCCTTAATTCTGTTACAGTTGGGAATGTTATAAGAGTATCTGCAATACGCATTCTTTCTGTAACATTTCCTAAAACACTTCCGTCATTATTAGTTCTTTCGTGAGTATAAAAACTCATATAAGTTGGTGTAAACGAAGTATTAAAAGCTTCTTCAGCATAAACACCTATACCACCAACACCTCCACTTGAAGAAGTTGAAGCATCAGTAGAAGAAAAATTTAAATAACCAATAGTTTCATTAATATCAACATCTCCTTGATTTTGTAAAGTTAAAGAAGCAGCTGTTGTATTTGGTGTATTTTTAATTGTTACAAAACCATTACTGTCTATACGTAATCTTTCTGTTACTGAACCACCATCAGGCATTGTATAAAATCTTAAAGAACTTCCAGGTGTTCCGCCTGTAGTATTTAAAAACCCTGATATTTTTGCTCTACCTGCAGATAATTGAATACCTGTTTCAGCATCATAAGCATTTACACTATCTAAATATAAAACAGTACCTGAACTGCCTTTTGTCATATTAACTTGCCCCCCCGATGTTATACGCATTCTTTCAGATAGTGTATTTGTGCCAGAATTACAAGTTGAGAATATCATATTTGAGCCTGCACTTGTCGGATTCCAACTACCTACTGCTTTTACTTGTATTTGAGCCCCTATATTGCTCGCTCCATCTTGACCTGAAAAATGTAAATTACCTATTACATTATCGTTTGTTATAGTTGCATCGTCTCTATGTAAGTAAAGATTAGATTGACTTGTTCCAGAATTACCAGCTACTAATAACCCTCTTGTTTGTAGTGTATAAGTAAAAGTGTTTGCATTATTAACATTTCCCCCAACTCTTAAAGACTCACTAATTACAACATCACCACCCTGTAACAACTGAAACCTATCGTTAGTTCCTTCTGTAAAGTTTAATACACCTTGGCTGCCATTAAAAATTTTCCAAGTTTCATCACTTGAATTTGTAAAAATTAGGCTGGGAGATGCCCCCGTCCCATCATCTAAAGTTATATCCCCTGCAAAAGTTGCGTTTCCAGAACTGTTTATAACTAATCTTTCTGTATTATTAGTACCAAATCTTAAATCGTTGTTAGTATATTGCCAAATATCAAAATTACCATTTGAATTATTATATTCAATCCAAGATTTAAATGTAGTACCTTGAACAAAAGCTAAAGTTTCAGAGCCACTTGCGTTTGCATTATTTATTCTTATCCTATGAGTTGCTGCACTATTTCCCGCAACTTCTAAAGCATCGTTAGGAGAACCGCCAATTCCAACGTTCCCAGCGCTATCTATAGTTAATCTATCAGCATTTGCTGCAACGTCAAATATACTAAAATCACTAGAACCAGATATAGCAAATCTATATGTTTTAAGACCAGTTCTAGTCATATCAATCATATCAGCTCCAGCTGATTCAATGTCTAATTCGCTTGGTCCTGTGTTATCTTTATTTAAACCTACTCCTGAACTTGATATTCGTAATATATTATTTATATTTGATAAGTTTGCCATATTATTTCTTTAATTTGCAGATGCGCCTTCAGCAAATGTTATAGTTGGAAAAGAATCTCCAACACCGTATCCTTTAATTTCACCAGAAACAAAACTCGAAGCCCCTAATGTGCTAGAAAATTGTACTATTAATCTATATTCAGTATTACTAACTATTTGAACAGAAACTAGAGCATGCGTTAGAGAATTACTACTTCCTGCTATTGCATTAGTTTCCGTTACCTGTAAAGTTCCTCCATTAAACCTATTAACGCCATACGTTCTTATTACAACACCTGTTGTAGAATCACTTACACCTTGTAATCTAGTTCCATATTGTACATAAAAAAATGATTGATGAAAGTTACCCAAACCACTTACATTTACAAATGTTACATTTCTAGCTGCAGGAGTGTTTTTTACTTCACTAAAATTATGTGTAAATGCATTTACTTTTCCATTTGAATCGTAACTAATTTGAGTGGGATCAGTTTCAGTTCCTGAACAAATAGATCCGCTTACTTGCAACTTAGCATCAAGCGAAGTTATTCCAATTCCTACTTTGCCACCATTAAAATATGAATCACCTGAGGCGTTTATTCTTACTGTGTTGGTGTTAGCAGAGCTACGCATATAAATAACTCCATTGGTGGATTCCGAAGCTAATAGATGAGTTCTAACACTTCCGTTAAATATATGAAAAGTATCATCATTTGCAGAGTCTACAGCCAAATGTAATTTAGCAGTAGGAGTATCCTCACCAATCCCGACTTTTCCAGAAGTATCTATAACCATACGTTGAGCCATATCAGCACTCGAACTTGGTTGTGTGTAAAAAGCTAAACCTCCTCCAAATGTACCGTTTGAAGCGTTTTTTATACCAAATATCCCACCTGTTACCCTTAAAGCGGCACTACCTGACCACCATTTTTGAGCAAAAACAATTCCATTACCAATTTGACTTGGAGATGCATTAGCACTTGTATGATTTTCTATTCTTATAGAATTATTTACACCAGTTAAATCAGCAGCACCTTGTGATACAGTTAATTTACTACTAGGCGAAGTCGTTCCTATTCCTATGTTTCCATTATTTTTTAATCTAATTCTTTCTGTTAAAGATTGTGATGAAGATGTTGTTGTTGTTGCTTGTGCGAAAACTAAATCGCCATTACTTTCACTAAATATAACATTACCTTTATGACCTTGTGTTGCAAAGTTATTACCACCTATTGTTTGATTATTAAAACATCTAAAAGCAATAAAAGGGTTACCGGAACTATATGTGGAACCTAAGGTACCATAGTAACCAATACTTTGATTGTCATGTCCAAACTCTATTGAGCTACCATTTTGTCTAACTCCTAATTTTGCTGTTGTTTGGCTTGTTGTAGTTTCAATTAATAATTGACCAGAACTATTAATACGCATTCTTTCTAATGTAGAAGTATAAAATTTCATTTCATCTGCTCCATTATATGAAATACTACCTCTATATCTATCTGCTCCAGTATTACCATCTGCAAAAACTATCGCTCCTTGATTTCCACTACCAGAACCGTGATATATTGTTATACCTGCATCAGCAGTTCCATTCCCTACAACCAACTGTCTTTGCCAAGTATCAAAATCACTTGGAGATGTATTTTTAATTCCTACGTTACCTGAACTGTCTATACGCATTCTTTCTGCATTATTAGTCCAAAAAGCCATTGGATATGCACCTTGACTATAAATAGTTCTTGCTGAATTAGCACCACCAAAAGCACTTCCTGTTGTATTATCTAAACCAAAATAAAAAGAACCTGTATTATTTTGTATTTCAAGTGCCGCAAAATCATCTGAATTTGGATTTAATCTTATTCTATCACCTCTAACATCTAATTTATAAACAGGGTCTATTCCAATTCCCACTTTTCCAGAATATGAATTTATATAAACCTTACTATTCCAAGTTCCTGCAGGATTGTCTGATGTATAATAACCAAAAGAAAATTTTCTTTGAGTTGTGCCATCTGCTGAACCAATAAATCTAAAATCTAAATCTCTATATTGAATAGCATAATCATTAGTGCTTGTTCTTAAACCTAA